AGGAAACCACGCCCAACTTCCCAAGGAAGAAAGCAACGACGGGTAATTGGAAAACTACGCCCATCACCAGTGTCAACGAGACGAATGTAGAGATATAAGAGTCGAGCGTGATGTTGCTCACCACCTTGGCCGAAACGCTATATGTGCCGTGGATATATCCTCAGGCTGCTGAGTGCGTAGGCGTGAAGGGCAAGAAATTCAAGGTTCGCGACGGGAAAACACCGTCGGCGTGCCTCTATCAGCGTAAGAGTGAGAAATATGGTGATATATGGGGCGTGATGGATTTTGGCGGCGAGGGATGGCGGTCGGCCATCCAGCTCTACATGGAGGACCGCCACCTCTCGCAGGACCGCTTCAACGAGGCCGTGCTGCAGATTGCGGCACATTTCAACGTGACCGACGAGCAGACCGCCGGAGAATACTATTTCATAAAGGTTAAGGACTGTCTGTCTGGTACAGTTAAAGGAAAAAAGCTGGCAGAATTTTTGTTGAAAAAATATGATGGTATAGTTATTCCCTGCCAGACCTTTCACAAAGAGGTTGACAGTGTTATTGCTGCTAAAGTCGATGAATTGGACTCTCTATATCCCGATGTTCCTTTTATCATGAAATCTTCTTTTAAAATAATTCGTTGCAATAAATATATTGAGAATCTGTTCGTATATCAGCAACGTTTGGGTGCTTCGGTCGAGTTTAATTTAGAACTGGTAAAACATGTCAAGATAGGAGGTGCGCTATGATTACCCTACTTACCATGCTGCAGGAGGATAGCCGCCATTTGCAGCAGTTCCGTGAGCAGACTGCTGAGATGGTGGCAGTGTGCGACCAGATGAGCCAGGCACGGACTCCGGCAGAACTGCTGCACCATCAGCGGGCCTACCGCCGACTGGCCGACAAGCAGGATGCGACTAATTACCGCCATGACCTCCGCGTTCGTGGCATCAGTAAACGACTAAACATGATGTGATATGGCACGGATAGAAGTTAGCAACAAGGAAGGGAGCAAGGAAGCAGCCTTCGTACAGAAGCTGCTCGACAGCTATTTCATGTTCCGCGACTGTCTGCCTAAGGATGGTTTCATTCAGGAGAACAAGACCACCCAGCAGATACAGGATGAGCTGGAGCCGATGTACAGTGTAACCACTGGTGAGATTGTCGGCTACATGCTGGAACATGAATTCCAGCCTACCACCGAGCAGGACGGCACCGTAGTATGGGCCATCTGGAGGCAGGCTTAAACAGACAGAAACACATTTTTTTACATTTTTTTGAGGGCGGTGCGTCGTGATGATGCGCCGCCCTCTGTATTTTTACTATCCTTTGTTCGTGCTTACCTTTGCGGAAAATCAAACGTAGCAATGGCAACACTCAGAAGCAAAGAATTCTCATGCAACATACCGGACGTAACATTCTCAACGACGGAGAAGGCACGTGTGGTGATGACAATAGACGGAGAATCAATCTATGATGAATGGCTCTATCCTATGGACGGAATAGTCACGTTGCAAGAGTTATCGGAACTGGTGACACCATACGCCAGGCAGCGTCAGACCGTGACTTTGTCTGTCACGGCTACCTCAGAAGGTGGCACTTCATTGCTGTCTACTAGTGCCGAGGTGGTGTACTGTCAGGCTGATTTCGGTGATGAGACGGCTGTAAATTTCCTCAATAATCATTTCCTTTCCATTTTGATGGGTACGAAAGTGACAGCAATGGGCCGCTTGGAGTACCTTCACTTGCAGGGTAGCGAAACTGCCTCATGCACGGCTTGTTATAGCGATGGTACCACTGCCTTGTTCAACGTAGAAATTGAAACAACTCGCCCCCACTATACAACGCTTGACGTTTCACCCGACAACTTTATCACTTCCGGCAAGGTGCTGATAGGCTATACCATCACCGCAGGCAACCGTTCACAGGAATATGAGATAGACCTGGAACATCCTGACTGTGCCCCTATACTGGTGTTCGTCAATTCGTTCGGACTAGACGAACTTGCGTATTGTACTGGAATTCACAAAGTGGATCCTTCGTATAAACGCAGCATGGCCTATATTGGCAGATTTCAACGGAATTACAGAATTGATGAGACACGCTCTTTCAAGGCCGACACGGGACCACTGACATTTGCCATGGCTAACTGGTGGGATGAAGTATTCCGTTCAGACTCTGTGCGCATCGTCAATATATATAATGGGCATCCAAACGTAGGCAAAGACCTTCTTATCACCGATTCTAAAAGTGAATACAGCAACGACGATGCTGAGATGCCCCGCTTCACCTTTACCTACCAGTACGCGCAGCGCAACCATAATGTGGTGCAGCTGCTGCGTGCCGGACGCATCTTTGACAACACTTTCGATAATACCTTCAACTGATGGAAAAGAAGAAAGCCATACATATCAACGAGGCCATGCAGATTCTGGATCTGGCACGGGAGCGGAAGCAGACGGTGAACCTGAAGGTGTGGGAGCTGCAGACGGGCAATGTCATCGAGTACCGTGGCTGGCTCGTATCGAGCAGCAACTGGAAAGGTGGCTGGCACAGGGTAATTAACCCTGTGAACAATCAGATCCGCACCGTGCCGGACATCCTGATTCACGAGATTAACGGACTATCAATATACCTGTAAATATGGAAGAGAAACAAGACTTGCTGAAAGTAGGCCAGAAAGGCGACTATGAGGTTTATGAAATGGCCCCATGCAGCGTGGTCGATGCCGTGAATGGCATACAGTCGGAAATCATCAGCCATTACGACAAAGACTCTGACAGCATGTTTGCCGATGCAGAGGATGATGACATCACAGAGACCATTAGCATCGGTGGCCGACTGTATGAATATGTGCCATGGGGTGGCGACAACATGCTGCCTTACCATGTGCAGACGATGATAGGTAAGAACATGGTGACCTCGCAGTGCCAGCAGTTCAATACGCTGACCTGCTACGGCCAGGGGCTGCAGTTCTTCAACCGGGGAACGAAGGAACGTGCCTCAGACCCTGAGATTCGGAAGTTCTGCCTAAGCAATGCGCTGCACCTGCAGTTCTGGGAGCAGGCCACTGACATGAAATACTATTTCCTGTCGGTACTGGTCATCACGCTCAGTCGAGACGGCTCCAAGATTGTGCAGTTGCGCCATCAGGATATATGCCACTGCCGCTTTGCGCCTCGGAACAAAAAGGGAACAATGCCCTACGTCATTGTGGGTAACTTCCGCAAGGGACTGCCAAAGTATGCAAAAGTATATCCCCTGCTCGATGAAGTAGACCCGTTGGGCGACCTGATGGTACGCCTGGGACGCGAGCCGGATCCTGAGACAGGAATGAAGAGTGCCGGTACTGCAGACCGCTCCTTTGCTATTCGCTGCTATGTTCCCACGGTGGGGCATCAGATATACCCCATACCTTATTACTACAGCATCTTCATCGATTCTTGGTATGATATCTATCGTCTCATCGGCTCGGGCAAGCGGTTCATGATCAAGAATACCGCTGCGCCTCGCATTCAGGTGGAGATACACAAGAACTACTGGAACAATGTCTGCAACGAGGAGGGCATCACCGACCCAGAGAAGCGCAAGGAGCGCATCAAAGAAGAGAGACGGAAGATTACGGAGTTCTGCACCAAACCGGAGAATGCGGGCAAGGCATGGATTACAAGCTACGACACCGTGCTGGAGGGAAAAGAGACACGCATGGTACGTGTCTATACCCTCGGTGACGGCAAGAAAGAGGGTGGTGACTGGAGCGAGGACATGGGTGAAGCCGCCAACTCGCTTTGCTTCGCCATGGGCGTTCACCCGAATATGGTGGGTGCCACTCCTGGCAAGAGTCAGATGAATAACTCTGGCTCAGACAAACGTGAGCTGTTCAACCTGAAGCAGGCCATAGAAAAGCCTTGGCATGATGTGATGTCGGTACCATACCATATCACCATGCACTTCAACGGGTGGGATGAGAAGTACGACATCGACGTGCCGATGATCGAGATGACCACCCTGGACCAGAACAAGGAGGTGAAGGAAAAAACTAATAACGGAGGAAACGACGATGAATCTGGAAATAACAAAGAGTGACTTTGAGAAGGCGGTACCAGCCGCCCGTGAACCGAAGGGCAAAATCTTCGAGGTGATGGAGGATGCCATCATGGCCAAGGTGGAGCAGATAGGCGACTCCCTATTAGGCGAGCCAGGTATAGCAGCTGTGGAGGATAGCGAGAATACGTTGCATGACTATCTTCGCTCAGCAGTAAAGCGTCTGGCCTGTGTCAGTGCATTCCTTGAAGAGATGCGCGGCCTTGACCTGGTACTGACAGCAACTGGTTTCGGTGTGGTGTCGACCAACGACACCGCGCCTGCCTCTAAGATGCGTGTGGACTCCCTCGATGGGGAACTGCGCCGTAAGGAGCGACTGTTGCGCAGTCAGTTGGTGCATCAGTTGTTCAAAGTAGAAGGGTGGAGCGACACCGTGCAGCGTCAAGCCAACGTGGATACTCTGTTCTACCACTTCGATATGCTGGAACGTTATGCCGGCATCAACCATCCTAAACCAGAGGATTGGGACCTGAACACTCCGGCAATGGCAGCAGCCGACAATTACCTTCGCAAGCATATCAGTCATGCCTACATGGAAGAATTGCTCGGACAGGCTACCTCTTGCACGGTGACAGCTCCTAATATGTATGTGATAATCCTCTGCCAACGGTTCATCGGTGCCTGGATAGCACAGAACCACCACCTGAAGGAAGAGCTCTACATGCGGCTTATCAACCGCTTGGAGGCAGATCTTACACTTTATCCCACGTATGCCGACAGTGAGGCCTACCGTCTGAACCACTTTACACCCTACGAGAACCATGCAGAAGACAGCGCCTTCCACTTTGTCGGCTGACGGTGTGCTGCACCTCACCTGTCCGCGCTCCTGGAAAGAGATGACTCAGGAGCAGCTGCGCTATGCGCTGCACATCATCGGCTGCGGCCTGTACTCATCGGTAGAGGGCCGCACGTTGATGCTGCTGCGTTTCACTGGCATAGAGGTGAAAGAGAAAACGCCATACGGATGGGCATGCACGGTGACTGTTACCAAGGAAAACGGGAAGCAGCGCAGGCATCAGTTCTTCCTACAGTCATGGCAGGTACAGGACATGATACAGCAGCTGGAGTTCGTTGACAGCTACGAGGCCTTTGATGTGCGGTTGGAGAGTATCGGGGACTTCAAGGCTGTCGACGGCCTGCTGCATGGTGTCCGTTTCTGGGACTATCTGAACATGGAAAAGTATTACCAGGGGTATCTCAGTACCAAGGAGCAAAAGTACGTCCTCGGTATGGCTCGTCTGCTTTACCCAGACTCCAGGTTCTCTTCAGGTATCGGCATAAGCGAAATAGACGATGCCGAGATGACCAACTGTGTAATGTGGTTCTCGTATGTGAAGAAACAGTTCGCAAGTAAATACTTCCGTCATTTCTTCAGGCCTGCTCCCGTCAGCACTGGCGAGTCCGTGAACTGGTTGGAGCAGATGAATGCTCAGATCCGCGCACTGACCGACGGTGACATCACAAAGGAGCAGGCCGTGTATGATAAGGACTGCTGGAGGGCATTGACGGAGCTGGATGCCAAAGCCCGTGAGGCAGAAGAATTCAGAAAGAAATATCCTAAAGCATAGACAGATGGAACAAGAGCAATTTGACGCACTGGAATACTTCGAGACGCTGGGTAAGAAGAACAAGCTGGCCAAGAAGAACGGCTTCGTGGTGGACTATTGCAGTGGCCCCGGTGCACTGGAACCGATGATGGCAGAATACCGCGATGCACAGAACTTCATATTTGTGGATGACACCACCAGCGGCAACACCTTCAACAATAAGGTGGGTTGGTTCGACCGCAATGTGTATTGTGTTCATATTCTTGCCGGATATGACCTCGGTGATGCGGAGTCATATAAGAATGCACTGCGTTTGTGCCGCAAGTTGTTCCGGCAGATACTGTCACGCATCATCAAGGACAAGGAAAGCTACAAGTACGGCACACGTCTGATGTATCTGAATACCAGTAATGTCTATTCGAATGAGTATGGCCGCTATTCGTTCAACGGCTGCACGGGTCTGTTCTTCCAGATACAGAACGATGAGCCGACAGACCTGGTGTTTGATGCTGATGAGTGGGAGGAGTAGAGCATGGGGTACATGAAGCGCATGGCGGAGAACCGCCGACAGTCATACCGCCGTGGCCGTGTGCAGGTTATGAGCGAAATAGCTTTGGTTGAACAGCAGTGGACGCGCAATCAAGTAGCCTACTGGCAGGAGCGTATCGATAAGCTGCGCATCAATGATACTGGTGCGCTGCGCTCCAGTATAGTTGGCATGGTGCATACTGGTCCGATAACAACCATTGAACACTCATTCCTTTTATACGGGAAATATGTCAGTGATGGCGTAGCACGCGAGTTTGGTAAGGGCTACACCGACAGTATGGGAAGAACCTATGAAAGTCACCGTGGCGGCGAAGGTACGTGGAACCGTGGTCAACTTCCGTTCCTCTTGCCTGGTGGTGAGGAGTATCGTCGCAAACATCACTTAGACGAAGCTAAGAAAGTCGGTCCGGCGTGGGGAGGACGCGAGGCTGGTGGACAGCCACACCGCCAGCGTGACTGGTTTTTCCGTAAATATGCTGCAGGCCGTCATGTTCTAAATGAACTCGAAATGGCAGCCTACGGCCAGGCATACCAGGGAATGCTGACGCAGGCTGTTGACGGCTTGTTCCATCGCACCCGCTTCCTGTAGTTTTATCTACGCGCATTAGGGAGTATCTTTGCATTGATTACTTGTTTTTCATACTAATAAATTAAAATGATTAAAAACTGATGGCAGCACTCACATACGACCAAATATATGAGCTGTTAACCACTGTTCGGGACGAACGGAGGATACACGCCAACACGGCTACCCGCGTAGGAGAGGCCATGCTGGCGCTGCTGTCATACATCGCTACTGCTCCTTACCTGCGAAAGGACCAGGCAGATGCAACCAACTATCTCCTATCGCTGCTTGCTGGGGCCGTCGTGGGTCAGTCTGGTCAGATACGACTCAACCCCGACGGCTCCATAACTTGTAAGCGCCTCGTAGTAGAAGGTAGTGCCATCTTCAATGAACTAGTGTTCAACCATCAGAACGTACTCGAAGGTGATACTTACTTCACGGACAAAGGAATTATTGAGAATATTGTCTTTCTGGGTGACAAGCAGTACCGTATAGAACTGCGTAAGCTCTATGAGAATGATCGTGTGACCTTCCACACCTACGATGTGCTGAAGTGCGCAATGAATAACCTTGACTTGGGCCGCACCTACCGCACCTCATGGATGCGCGTGGACTCGGTTGACCTCGATGCCAACAGCATAGACGTGACGCTGTATGACAACGAGGACGTGCCGGGTGGTGTGAACTATGCCCCGGAGGTCACAGCAAGGATGATACGCTGGGGCAACCAGGTTGACCCCGACCGCCAGCAGGTATTCTTTGTCAGTTCCACGGACGGGCGCTTCCTGTTCTTACAGGGTGTGACTCAGCCGATACTTACCGATGGCAACTATGCAGCTTTCTTCGGGGTACCACCACAACTCGATATCCTGAATAATCTGCCTATCAACGCACGGCAACCTTATATCTTTGCCCGTGGTCTGATAGTCCAGGACATTATCAAAATTGACTATCAGGGCAACCCCTACTATACGCCCCGCGACCTTGCCACATGGGATGCTACGCACCAGTATATCCGGGGATATGATGAGACGGCCAAAGGCTACTTCGTAGACCGAGTTTGGTGGGGCGGCTGTCTCTGGCAGGCTGCCGTGGCCGCTCCTACGCTGGGCCGTGAGCCACGTTACAACAATGCCGACTGGGTGTGTCTGCTTGGCGGCAAGAATATGTCGATGGATATCTGGAGTACCAACGGCGACGGTTTTGCGGCTGGCAGCACTTGGGAAACGGAACTCGTGGCTGAGCTATGGAATGCCGAGATGCAGATTGCTGAGAACGAGATAGGACGGCAGAACATCGTGTGGCAACGCATCAGTGAAGACACGGTGGGCGATACGGCATGGAACATACAGCACGCTCAGGGCACTGTGGGCTTGCGACTGTCTATCTCCAGCATGAGAGACGTGCCGCAGCCGTGGACGGCAAAGTCGAAGGTGAGCTTCGTGTGCTCCGTGCTGCTGCCAGAGGTGAGCGGCACACCATTCAGTGCTGACTATCCGATAATTGGTTGAACATTCTAAATACGAGATACAGATGAAGATAAGGAAAAATCAAGGCCATGTGGTGTATTCGCCGTTGAGCTACCTCTTTCAGATGTTGGAGATGGGCGGCTCTGCCATGCAGAAATATGATGCCACGACGAGCTCGTTCATACCGAACCGCCAGGCTACGCCTTTGGTGCTGCAGCCCTCGCTCGTCATCAGCGACCCCGACGGCGTGGTGGCCACTGCCGACTATGTGGCGCAGATGAACAGTGTGGCATGGACGCTGACCATCAATGATGGTACAGGGGAAGTTGCGCTGCCGGCTACGGATAATGGTATGACGCTTTACACGATTGACCCAACGACGCACAAGCTTACGCTCTACATGAACCTCTACCCTGTAGAGATGATTCATGTGAAGTTTTTCGGCAAGTACACCGACAGACGGCGTGGAGAGGTGCAGGAGTTCCAATGGGAGCGTGACTTGGGCTGTGAAGCACAGACGGACATGAACGTTACACTGGACACGGGCCGCTGGCGCGGCAATGTTCTCCTAGTACCGATGAAGCACTGGGGGCAGTTTGGTATACCAGTGCAGCTGAGAAACGGCAAGGATGCCATTCCTGACGCCCGGTGCACCTACCAGTGGCAGTGGTGGAATGAGAGCACGCACAGCTGGAGTGAGGACTTCAACGAACAGCCCTGGCTAGTGAGCGGAGCGCAGACGAAGGAAATCGTCGTGGACTCTGACTTCATCCAGAAAGTCATCCTCAGGGTGAAGGCCATCGCCTTTGGTAACAATGCCACGACGCAGTATTGGACTACGCGCCTAAAGCGCTGGTACGGCCAGTTTGACTACGACGTGGAGTTCCTGAGAGGCAAGTATATATTCCACGACACAAACATCGTGGTACTGAACGCTTGGGTGGCAAATGGCAAAGGAATTATCAGCAACCCCTGCAAGTATTTCGACATGGAACTGTTCTTTGCCGTGGGTAACGGTGGCTTCGAGAGCGTAGGCTACGGTGAGGAAGCCATTGTGCAGCGCAGCGACCTTCAGAATGGCAGTCCGAGGTGCGGCATCCTGTGCCGTGAACTGAGTGCCATGCGAGCCATCGCCCTCGATGACGGAAGCCTGCTCTGTCACGATGACGGCAAACCTATATTCGCACAGTTCCCAACCAAATCAAGAGAAACAACATGAGCAAGCTACAGTATTACATCATCAGTGCCGACGATGCCCACAGGCTGGGTGTGACGGCCTACCGGGAAGGCAACGCCACAGACGGCTATCTGGTGCACACTGGCGACTTTGCCTGTGCAACGCAGGACTTCATGGAGCGAGCCTTGCCCGTAACAGAGAATGAAGCAGTTGAATTCGTAAAATCACTACACAGATGAACAACGTATCGAAAATCAAGACGCTGTACGCATACGAGGACGGCGACACTATTACCCCGAGAATGGGTGTGCAGATAGCTACAGGACATGGACTGCAGCAGTTCTATAACGCAGAAACGCATCAGGTGACAAACACCGACTTCGGCACCTACCATGCCACGCTGTTCCCCCAGCCCTACAGCAGCAAGGCTGGGGCCGTGGTGGTTCCTGCAGCCGGTGGCCAGTGGTACTTCAACAATCCTGGCAATGCCGACATGGGCATCCTTGATGGAAACGGAGCGGTGAAACAGTCTTTTGCCGACCGCTTTGAGGTGACTACAGTGACCGTGAACGGCAAGACCTTTCCGGCACTGACCATCAAAGCCAACCTGGTGAACCCTACCAACCAGATAAGCACAGACATTTACATCTACTATTCGGGAACATACGGGGCAAAGACCTTCATGTGTTCTCAATGCATCCCCGTACAGAGTATCGTCGGCGATGCATACCAGCTGATGGTGTCCGTGACTGGAGCCAGCGGACTGGGCGACGAAGTTCTAAGCGATGATAACGACTGGGTACAGTACACGGCATCCCTGCAGATGATGTCAACGGGTACAGCCATCAATGCGGCTGTCATCACCTTTGAACATCTTGTGAACGGCTCATGGGTAGCAGTAGCTGCTAACACTGGCCTCATTGAACTTGGCGCAGGGACAATGAAGCTGTACGAGGCTGCAGTGGACGGCGCAGAATTGTTCCGGGTGAAAGCCGTCTATAATGGTGACACATGGTACAAACTTCTGGAGCCGACAGACGAGCACGACCCTTACTACATCGTAGACGGATGCTCTATTGAGGGCGATTCGGTGAAACGTAGTGACACAGTGACTTGGAACCCGAAGGTGTACAAGCGCCACAACGGACCGGGTGAGGAAGATGAGGACGTGACAACGAGCGAAGGATGGACATTCACCTATACGCTCGTTTCCCAAAAGACCGGTGAAACCATCACCGCTTTCAACCAGACCGGCATCACCTTTGACCGCCTGACACAATATGGAGGCATTGCAACTCGCATACAGGCCAGCAGACCATAACACATGAACGTCTCAAAGATCAAAACCCTCATACCTGCGCCTGAGTCGGCATTCCACATCGAACTGTCGAATGACAACAGCCAGGTAAACTGCGACTACGGAGGCAGTCCCATAGCCGGGGCTGTCTACGAGTCGTCGGTGATAAGCCTGTGGTATGGGGGCAGCAACGCCTGGAGTCAGTTCAACGTGTCAGTGGCTGCCTCTGGCATCACACATGGCTACAACGCCAACACACATTCACTGAATCCTAGTGCCATCACAGCTGACACGGCAACCATCACCGTGACAGCCAGACACAAGACAAGGAATGACGTGGTGCTGCAGGCAACATACACACTCACGAAAAACAAGGCTGGCAGTCCCGGGGCTACTCCTGTCAGCTACTCGCTGAAACCTTCCCTTCATGTCATCAGGAAGGCTGCTGATGGTACGCTGCTCGACACGCAGATCAGCTTTGAGGTGCACAAACGTGTTGGTACTGCACTGACTGTCATTTCTACATTTGGTGCACTGTATGACAATGCCCTTGACATCAAAATAGGAGATGGCAATAATAGCTATATAGGTGATGCCAGCAAAGGCAACCAGCCCATTGTAGTAAGCACTGCTACATTCTGGACTGACAGCAATTCTCAGGTTATTCGTTTGGAGCATGAGGTGGACACGAGCCTGTGCTACGACAACGAGACCATTGGCGTTGTCACTGATGGCGAGGACGGACAAAATGCTGCCTCCGGCCTTTTTATCCCGACTATCATCTGGGTGGAAGCCGATGAGGACGGCTGGAGCGTGGGCAACCAGAGCTTCAATGTGACACCCTCCGTCATGGTGGATGGTGTTTCTTCCGGCTTCGAGGATCCGCTGACTATCGTATCAAGTCCAACCTCGGTGACAGCAACCTACAACAGTAATCTGGGCATTATAGTCATCTCCATTCTCGGTGATACTGATCCCGTCGATTACGAGGGTGAGGTGAAAGTAAGGATGGAAGCTATTGTGGACGGCAAGATCTACTCGGTGACAAAGGGCATCCCTATCGTAGCCAACAGGCAGGGAGCGCAGGGCAATGGCATTGTCAGCATCACGCGGACGTATGCCATCAGCAATGTAGGCACTGTAGCCAATGATTCTACAGAGCCCGCACACCAGGGAAGCTGGAGCAATGGAAGCCCAGCGGTGACATCGACATATCCTTACTTATGGCGGAAGGAAGTGACTGTTTTTACCGACACATCAAAGAACACCACCAAGTACTACTGTGTTGGCAAGATGGGCGATGCAGGCATTGACGGTGCCGGTAGTGAATGGGTGTTTATACGGACGAAAACGGAAGTGGCTCCGACCATCATAGACAGCGAAGATCCTACAGGTGAAGACTCAAATGGAAACTCGGTACTGAGCAATGACTATCTGCCTCTCGTACAGGTGTCGAGCGGTCAGGTAGAGCCAAACAATATTGAGAACCGAGGCACAGGATTATGGGGTGACGGTAGCGGAGAATATGGCGAATGTACTGATGACCAGAAGGGAGTCACGTCCACATGGCCATACGAGTGGATAGCAAGGCGCAGCAACGTGCTTAGCGGTAGGACGCGCAGCTGGGAGAGCTATGAGGATGCTACTGCAGCCAACAGTCATAAGATGTCGCTACATGCCCGATACAGTAAGGATGGTGAGGATGGCGTGACCTACGAGATTATCCCAAGTGTTTCGAGCATACGCGCTGATGAGAACGGAAACATCCTGACAGGTGTGATAACCGTGTCTGCATATAGGACTAAATCTGGTTCCAGAACATCTTGCAGTGTTGGCCTTGCTGTAGCCGCTGGTGTTAATGGTGAAGAGGTGGACCATTATTGGGTACAGTATAGCATCAATGGAGGCTCATGGACGAACTGTAGCAACATATCCATTGGCACTGGTCTGTATGCTCAGATGGGATATGGCGTGCCAGGATCTGCTGTCAGTACCATCACCTCAGGCATCGCCTTCCGTCTGCTCCATGGCACCAGCTCTTCATCCAAGGTGGTTCATCAGATAGCACCACTTCAGGTAGTGAGGAACGGCCAGACGGGACAGAGGGGAAAGACTGGCAGATACTATTACTATGACGGCTACTTCGTCAGCAACAAAGAATATACAGCAACTGACAACCAGGCTCCATACGTGGCCTTCGACTGGCAGGATACAGTGACTGTCAACGGTGTCAGTACGCAGGTCACTAAGACCAGCTACTATATGCTTGTTGCTGAGACGAACAAACCCAGTAGCACCTATATTGCACCGAGGACATCGGCGGCTTCTGGCGTGTGGGAACTGATGGAAACAAGCTTCAAGTTCCTCATAGCACAGGCTTTCTTCACAGAGTTTGGAAAGTTGGGCAGTGCAGTATTCTCCGGCGACTGGATGATTTCTCAGCATGGTACTCCAGGAAGAGTGATAAGTACTTCTGAAAAGGCAGTGCTGAATACTATCGTGGTGACAAATAACGTTTCTCTGTCAACATTGGCTGGGCTGAAGAATACTGATGGCTCTTATAAGACAACAGACAGTACCTATGTGTCTTTACGGAACACCTTCAGCGTTGCACAGCTGCAGACAGCCATTGACCATGCTGTCTGGGCCGTTGAGAACGATGCTACGCACGAACAGCTACAGGCTATGTCAACGACAAGCTACCAACTGTTTGGTGTTGACCAGAACGACCCATTCAAGCTGTTCACGCCTAACTATGCAGTGGACTTCCTGGCAGGGCAGGCATATCTGGAAGATGCCTCGCTGCGTGGTGTCCTAAAGGTGAAAGCCCTGTACACCGTAGAGGGTACAGTGAAGACTGTCAACGGTAGTCTGCAGATAGACTTGGAAGACAGCCCCGGCAACTCCTACGTTTTGCCTGGCAATTCGACCGTCTATCTGCCTGATCCTACTGAGTATGCTGGACTGTCACTGACAATCCTTTTCTCTGCCAACTCCGTACTTGCCTTCGAGGATGGTATGTACATGGCCTATTACACCGGCACAACATCCGTCACACAGAACGGTATGTCTTTCAAAGCCGTTCACTCTGTAGAAGGCCTTAGTGTGTTGACGCTTCAGGCTATCAAGGCATACGGCACGAACAGCGGTGTGAAATGGGTCGTAGTTGGCCAGAGAGGAATACTTGGTGTGAGAAGCTATGTAAGCGGCTCAGACGCTTACCAGGTGCTCCCTGATGGAAGATTATTAACTTCATAATAATATCAAGTGATATGGACAAAACATTAATGAGAGAACTTGAAGGCCTGAACGTAGGCGCGAATACCTACCTTCTGGGCTATGACACGAAAGCCGGTAAGACTGGCTTGATAGCTGTGTCGCAGGTAAGCGGCAGCCTGCCTTGGTTTGGCCGCAAGTGGGCAAAGGGTAACTCGTCGCCTGTCGGCAGTCCCGTCGGTGACTTTGACCTGGGGCAGACGTTAGCCAAACAGCTTGGGCTGGGTGGCTACCTCGTAACCGATGCCCATGTTAGAACAAAACTGTCGGCCAGCAACCACAACCTGATTGAGAGCGGTGGTGCTGCAGACCTGACAGGTGGAGCCGGTCACTACCAGTGGGGCTGGAACGTGCCCTTCTATTACCAGGTGTATGAGGATGACAACTATCTCTATGAGACTGTGTCCCTCGGTGGCCCGCGTCCCGGCTTCTGGAACTACTACATCCCTGTGGGTAGCCGTTCTTGTGCTGGCTATGCTGCTATGGACCGTACCAACAGCAAGCTGATGAGCGTGGTCAATAGCACGGCACAGTTCCGAGGTGGCAACAACGATGCCTCGCTCGATGGACTGTTCAACTCGCAACTGTGTATGCCGGCAACGAACATAGCGATATCCGCTTTCCGCACGGCAGCACGTAAGAACGGAACGCTGTGGTTTGCCAACGAGCGCGTCATGCAGTATATCACTGCAGCCCTGAAGCGCATCATCTTCGGCAACCGCAACATTCAGGCCACCTTCAATGCAACACTGGATGTCAATGGTCTTCGTCAGGGTGGCACAGGTGTAGGTATCGACCAGCCTACGGCATGGGCAGATACATGGAAGTATTATCCGTATGTCAAGTTGAACGTTGGTATCGACCAGGGCGACTTCACCGGCATCCTCAGCACAACGATCAACGACAACGGGACACAGAAGACCATTGGCAACATTCCTTCATTCTACGGACTGAAGAATGACTACAAGTATCTCTACGCAATGAGCGAGAACATGCTGCTGCAGTGCAACGCTGACAAGTCGCAGACGCTCTATGTCAGCGACAACATTGACGGCTCACAGATGAACCTTTCAAGCGTCGCAGGCCTCACTCAGATTGGCAAAGGGCCGGTCGCTTCAGCTGCCGGATGGCAGTACGCGAAGGAGTACACGCTGAAGAACCTGGCATTCTTCCCGAAGGAAGAATTGGGCGGCAGCTCGAGCACTTACTTCTGCGACGGCTATTACAATCCCGCTGCCACAAGCGGTTTGCGTGGTGCCGCATTGCTGGGCCATGCCGACACTGGTGACTTTGCGGGCTCGGTGTTCCTCTATGGCAGCTATGCGGTCTCGGATGCCCGTGCGCACTGGGGCGCGTTCCTCTGCGAATACGCAGAGGCGTTCACGACGCAACCAGTGTGGTGCGTGGAAGACTGAGCAGGCAAAGGGGGCGCAGCAAGCGCGGAGCGCAAAGAACACCGGCGCGATAGCGCCCCCGCCCGTAGGGCGGCCATTACCGCGAAGCGGTCGACGATATTTTTAATTTGTATAAATAACAACCAAAATTCGCTCTTTGACTTGTTGAATTGACAAAAAAGGTGTAACTTTGCACCTGCTTTTCTAAGTAAAAGTAGGTAGAACTCCCAAGCGCGGTTTGCGTGGTGCCAAATTGCTGGGCAATGCCAACAATGGTGACAATGCGGGCTCGGTGTACCTCAATGGCAACAATGCGGTCTCGGATGCCAATGCGAACTGGGGCGCGTTCCTAAACGATACCTATAAAAGATAAGGGAGTGAGCCTGACCCATTGGTCGAACATTTCAGAGATGGCAGCGAGCCTCGTAACCATGTAAGGTGAGCGGCATACCTGTCGGGAGGTTTCGCAGACTCCCACCAGACCCATTTTTAGACCCACTCTTAGACCCCTTTCAAGACCCCTTTTTAGAACCACAAGACCCACGCCTTTATGCGTAGAATACGCGACAACAGGGAGAATGAGTCGATTGAAAATGCCATCAAGGCATACGACAATTACTCCGACCAGAAACATCAGCGCGACTACGTGAAGGCCTTCGATGCGGACTTGCTATACAACCTCGAGGAGATTGTGAGGCAGATTGCCGATGAATCCTGGGAACCTAAGGGCTATGTCCGAAAGGTCATCTTTGACAGGAAGAAACGGACGCTTGCCAAAGCACCCATCGAAGACCACGTATTGGAGAGCGCTACCATACTGCCATACGAGAAAGCCATATACGACTACTCTATTTGGCGGGCACCAGCCGTGAAACCCAATATGGGCACTCATGGCTTGTTCCGCTTCCTGCGTAATGAACTGTACAGTTGGACGCAGGAAGATATGGCGTATTATGTCGCTATTGATGCTCACCACTACTTTCCGATGATGGATCATGCCATCTTGAAGGATGCGTTAGAGCGGCTGATAAAGCCTGGCAAACTGCTTACCTTCATGTTCAAAGTGGTTGACAGTTACATTCAGGGTGCTCCACTCGGCATCAAAGTGGCACAGCTGTTCGGCCAGATCTATCTCGCAAGGTTCGACAGGCTGGCTATGCGATTCTTTGACATCGGCAATGACCCTGAGAAAATGGCATACTGGACGCAGCGCTATGTGACCGACCGCATCTGTACGGCAAAGACCGAAGCTGATTATCGGGATTTGTGTCATGGGCCTGGCTATTTGTCACGGAAGTTTGAATGTTATGTTGAAGAGGGCGTTCCGTTTTATTTCCGCTTTGTCGACAATATCCTATTCAGGCATGCCGACAAGACAGCACTTCACATTATCCTGGAACTTGCTATTATGCACTTGTCTCGTGACTGGCACGTGACAGTCAACACCGATTATAATGTACGCCCTATTTGGATGGGCATACGTCTCGGTGGCTATGTGTTCTACCATGACCATGTGGCAGTGAGCAAACGCAACAAACAGGAACTGGCAAGGCACGTAAGACGGTTGCAAAAGAAGGGGTTTGATGAAGAACAGATAAGAATAAAATTATCTTCTCGGTTCGGATTCATCAAACATGCTGATTGCATCAACCTTATAAAGTCATTAGGTATGGAAAAATCATTAGGTAAGATTATCAAGAAACGTCGGGTAAGACCGCCGTTTCAGGGCATGAACCCTGAGCAGAAAGTGCCGTTCTCATCGGTAGTAACCAAATGTAAAGAAATGTTAATGGGGGGGGGGTAAACCAGCTCCTACCAAGTTGTTTCTTGAAGACTACGTCATTCAGGACTCGAAAATCGAGAAACAGATTGTTTCTGTGAGCATGTCTGACTCTGCAGGACAGATGCAGGACATTCCGAAGCAGGTGCCGGGAAAGGTACTGGCCATCAGATTCAAGAAAATCATCCAGACATTCGTGACAACGGACTTCAACGGTGAGGAACAAGAAACCTACCAGTTCGAGAAAACACGGGATGAGAAAGGTCAGCCAACATCGCAGGATGCAGAGTTCTACACCTTCACGGGATCGAAAATCATGATTGACCAGGCCATGAGCGATTTTACGCGCGAAGACCTGCCTGTTCCCACAGTCATTCAGCAGTTCAGAGGCAAGGATGGTAAGGAATATACCAAGTTTACTTGATTATGAACAGACATGTTTATCAACAGCCTCGCACGTATCAGAGATACGACGAAGAGCACATTATCGGTTACCTCAATGAGGAAGTGTTGAACAATTACCAGCCAGCGCAGCAGACAGAAGGTGAAGACGTGCCGGAGCCTTGGCCTACTGCCTACGCCTACACCGGTACTGAGACCGATGGCGGCACAGTGATGGAGTGTAAGAACCAGAGCGACTATGGGGAGGTGGCTAATGCCATCATCCGTTCTCGCTACACTGAGAGCCAGGAACTGGCTATCCAGCGACATGCTATCAACGGTGACTATGCCGAAAGTCCTCAGGAATACGAGGAATACAACAATTGGTGTACACAGGCTGTAATTACAGCCAAGAGATGGATTTTGGGTTGATTCACCCATCGTTATTCAAATGCGCTGCCATACACTGAGGTTGGCAGCGTATTTTTATGTTCGCACGTACCATATTACTTTTGCAATAACAAATTTCAGAGTAATATGAAACAGAACACTAAAGACTGGATTCAGTACATAAGTGCCATCGCACTCATTGCGTCAGCCATTGTACTGGCTTTTACTGCCTTTCTGACCATCAACGATGTGCCGGGAGGAGTGAACACGTACATCGGCATTGCCGTCAGCGGCGGCCTGGCCATCTTCGGAGTGGCTGCTTACATGGTAAACCAGGTAACACAGTTCAAGACGGAGGTGCGCCAGGAAATTGAGCGCATCAGGAAGGAGGAAAAGCGGGATGAAAAAGAATAGTTTTTTCGTTGTCATCATACTCGGAACGGCACACCTGATAAGCACACCCGGCAAACTGTCGCCAGACGGCAGGTTGCGCGAGTGTAAGTATAGTCGTGAGATTATAGCTGAAATCAAAGCCAAACTTGAAGCATATGGCTACATCGTATATGTAGACTATGAGCCGCTGGAGCCAAAGCCGGAATGGACTGCCGCCCGCAAACGTCTCGGCTACGTCAAAGGCGAGCAGGCCCTGGAACTTGACTATCGTGCCCAGCAAGTGAATGCCATCTGCAAGAAATACGGCAAAGAGAACTGCCTGTATGTCTCCATCCACGTCAATGGAGCCGGTGACGACGGCAAGTGGCATGGTGCTGGAGGGTGGTGCGCTTTCACAACGCCTGGCAAGACCAAGGCCGACACATTGGCCGAGTGCCTGTATGATGGTGCCATCAACAACCTGAAAGCGTATGTTGACATCATCGACGAGGGAAAATTGCGCGGCGACTATACAGAGAAGCAGGTGCCATTCCGGATGGACAATAGAGATGGCGACCGCGACCTGGAGGCAAACCTTGCTGTTCTTAGAAAGACTGCCTGCCCTGCTGTCCTGACGGAAAACCTGTTCCAGGACAATCAGCGTGACGTTGACTTCCTTCTGTCAGACGAAGGCCGTCACGCCATTGAGAGACTACACATAGAAGGTATCATCAAATATATCGAGAGTTTATGAAAAAAAATCTTATCATTATCTTTGCTGTTCCTATTGCTGTTCTTGCAACTTTTTTTTGCTTACAGTACCGTAGCCAGGTGGAGAGTCTGAGGGATGACGTAAACCGCCTTAGTGTGGAACTTGCTCACGCTCAGATTCCCTTGCTGCGTGACACCATCCGCGACTCCATAGAGGTTGTTTCACAGGTGGTCGTGGAAGTGGTACCAAAGAAAATGAAAGAGGCTCTGGCGGCTGATGAGCAGCTCATCAAAGACCTTCAATTAAAAGTGAAGCAGTTGGAGGCCTTTCAGACCACAACTATTGAAACCTGCGATACGACACCCGCTCATCACGATGCAGACGACAGCCTTTTCTACTACAGCGACCAGTGGGCCGACCTGCAGCTGTCGCTGAAAGATAGCACCTTCTACTATAATATACGTGACTCGCTGAGTACCGCTGTGTACCGCGAGTACAAACACCACTTCCTCTGGTGGAAGTGGGGAACGAAGGGATATCGACTCAAAATCGTGAACTTCAATCCACACTCGAGAGTAACATATAATAAGTATATCAGGGCCGAGAAGTAGCTTTCTCAGTCCTTTTTTATGCTTCAAATGTTAAAAATAGTAGTAGGATAGTTATTTTTCTTTGAAAATATTTGGTTATTCGTAGTAAAACGACTACCTTTGCAGTGTTGAATTTAAACACAGTGTTCTATGAAAGTAGTGAAAGTAAGCAAAATCCTTCGGGATTTGAAGCGCGACGGCTGGTATCTTGACCGGCAGAAGGGCGACCACAGACAGTTTAAGCATCCTACAAAAAAGGGTACGACAACAGTCAGAGGAAAAGAAAGTTCAGACATTTCCGGATGGTTGCTTGACAGCATCGAGGCACAGTCAGGGTTGGAGTTCTAATCTCCAACCCCCTCGCCTTCAAACTTGAATTACTGATTAGTCACAGGTGTTAAATTTCAATGGGTGGCGTAAGCCTACCGCTGATGCCACTCTTTTTAAAGAGTAAATTTAAACGATATACAGAAATGGAACAAGTCATCATGAAGGTTGCCAGAACCGAAACTGGATATGGATGCAGCTGCGACATCCTGCCCGGATGGGTGGTGACAGGCAGCGACAACTTCGAGGAATTTAAAAACGAAGTCAAAGAAAGCGTTGACCTCTTTGTGCAATGGGCAAGGGAGGATGGCGACAAGTATCCCTCTGTGTTCGATGGCGAATATGAAATTATTTATAAGTTCGATGTCGGTGCCCTGCTGGATTATTACCGGGGAATATTCTCGTTTGCAGCACTCGAGACCATTACCGGCATCAATCAGAAGCAGCTCTGCCATTACGCCTCAGGCATCAGCAAGCCACGGCCTAAACAGGCTGAGAAAATTGCTAACGGGCTTCATCGCCTTGCTAAGGATTTACTGACGGTCACTGTTTAAATTCAACAACAACGGCTCCTGACCGTGAGCCAAAGCCCCCAGTGGCAATCACCGGGGGCATTTTAAAAGAAAGAAAGGAACCAAGATATGATGTTACCATTTGACCCAATAATGATGCTGGTAGTTGTCGTAGGCGTTTTCGCTTACTTCGCTCTGAAAGGCAGCGTTTCTCAAAAGAAGAAAACGATGTCCAATGAGGAATTCTCGGAATGGTTCCGGAAGAAGGAACTGGAACGCTCGCCTGAGAATATCCGCTATCAGAAGTGGCTCTACGAGCACAGACCGGAATAATCGTATTTTTACTTTGCCGTAACGGGTGCTATCTTTGCATAAAACAAAGTTAGCACCCGTTACTATTATGGCTACAACAGAGAGATATACAACCGTCATTGAGCTCAATTCGGAGCAGGCGAAGCGCAATCTGGACGAACTGCGCCGCAAGGTGGAATCATGGAAGAGCGACCTGGCAGAGGCTCGCGAGAAGAAGATGGGGCGCAGTTTCATTGCCGCCATCCGGAAGGAACTGAGCGAGGCAGAGAAGGAACTGAAGAAGTATGATAGTGAGGTGGCACGTACCATTGACACGTTGAATGACCTTCAATCGGCTTCCGTTGACCGCATTGAAGAAGCCCAGAAAAGTCTCTTTCGCCTTTCAAAAGAGGTCCCTCACGACAGCCCTTTCTACGAGCAGCTAAATGGCATGCTCGACAAGGTGACGCAAGAACTGGAGAATATCAAGGCTACTAAGGCTTTTGAGCATCTGCAACTGGAGGCATCTGGTGCCACCAAGTCAGCTGAACAGTTAAAGGCAGAACTGACCTTCATTAAAGATACCGCTGAAAATGCAGAGACTGCATCTGTCAGACAGTTGGAGCTGGCCGAGAAAACCGCCCAGAATATAAAGGAAACCAGTCAGAAAGGCTCTAATGAATGGAATGAAGCTAACACAAGCCTTAAACAGATACAGAGCAGACTATCTGCCATCGAGGAAGAGGAAAAGAAGGTAGTGACTGTCATCGACCGCTACAACAAGGAGTTGGAGCAGGCCGGAAAGGAAGCAGAGCAGGTCAAAAGCGAGACGGAACTTGTTGACCGCACACTGGGCAAACTGAATACTGCCAGTGTCCGTGATATCGAATACTCCATAAAGGTACTCAATGAGGAACTGAGAAACACCGAGCGCACTGGAGATGACGTTGAAAAACTGACGGAGAAACTGAAGCAGCTCAACGAGGAACTGAAGAAAGTCCAGGACATGCAAAAGCCAGATGAAAAAGAAGGTAACATCTTCACCCGGAGCATTAACTTCCTGAATACAAACTGGGGTGCTATCACCCAAATTATCGGTGCTTATTCTGGCATTCACGATGTCGTGAAAGGTAGCGTGGAAGCCTTTGCCGAGATGGACCAGGAGATGAACAATGTGCGCAAGTACACCGGGCAGAGCATCGAGGAGGTGGAACGCATGAACGAAGCGTTCAAGAAAATGGATACCCGCACACCGCGAGAGCAGCTGAACCAGTTGGCTGGCTCTGCCGGACGGCTGGGCATCACCTCGACATCTGCCGTCATGGAGTTCGTGGATGCTGCCGACAAAATCAACGTGGCCCTGGGCGATGACCTTGGCCAAGGTGCCGTCGACAAGATAGGCAAGCTGGCAATGGCCTTCGGTGAGGACGAAACCAAAGGGTTGCGCGGTGCCATGCTCGCCACCGGCTCTGCCGTCAACGAACTGGCTCAGAATTCCTCTGCCCAGGCTGGCTATCTGGTGGACTTTACTGCCCGACTCTCCGGCATCGGCATTCAGGCTGGTTTGACACAGGCACAGATTCTGGGCATCGGTGCTGCCATGGATGAGAACATGCAGAAGGATGAGATGGCGGCCACCGCCCTCTCGCAGATCATCACCAAGATGACCACCGACAGCGAGACCTTTGCCCGCATAGCCGGGAAGAACGTCGAGGAGTTCGCACAGCTGGTGAAGACCGACATGAACGAGGCACTGATGCAGTTCTTCCAGGCGATGAACAAAAAGGGCGGTTTCACCGAACTGGCACCACTGTTCGAACAGATGGGCCTCGATGGCACACGCGCCATCGGCGTGCTCTCAACGCTCTCCAGTAAAATCGACGATGTGCGCCGCCATCAGCAATTAGCCACGGAAGCTTATGAGAATGGCACCAGCGTACTCGGCGAGTTCAACGTGCAGAA